ACATCGACGATGTCGGCACCGAGGAAATAGCTACCTACCCCGTAGGTTAGAAGCTGTGTTTCCTCAGAATATGTGAACATATTCAGGCCCTTGTTGGCCCATTCTTGAAGCATAAGATTAATAGACCGGCGCGACGTACGGGCGTCATAGCCCCCGCGGACTTCTAAACCACAACGCTCCCATGCCTCCTCAATGGCCTCGATCATATTAAGCGTGAAGTCTGTCGTTCCTGAGGTTGTCATTTCTTCACCACATACTCGAAACGAAACCCCTGCTTACTCTTATTCTGGCCTCTGGCGAAGTCAGCCTTGAGGACTTGCAGAGAACGTCAGGGAGGGAGGATGTAAGGCGTTCGGTGCTTGAGGATGATGCTATGATTTAGGCGTGGTCGTCAAGCCGCTGCTTTATCGGCGTCCTCGAAACCGAGAACGCCGTAAAGTATGACCTGCCCGTCTGTCACCGTGAACATCTGGTTTTCACGTGTAGCCTTGAGCGGGATGACATGCAGCAGCCCGACCTTTTCATTCGCGTCGTAGCCGACAATGCGGATGCGAGGTCGAGAATGCAAAAGGCCCGGTGTGAACCGGGCCTTTCAAGTATTAGTTTGGCGTGTGTAGTATTACGCGCCGGGGCTGCCCCAGATGGCCAAGTAATCGCTAAAACCAAATGAGTATCTTTCGCGTTGGCGGTAGCGCACGTTGCCGGTGTCGAAGTCTCCATCGCTACTTTCGGAGACCGGAACACGGTTGAAATATTTGGCTCCTTCCGGAACGTCTGTCATCAGGAACCACGCGTCGCTATCGCTCAAGTAGTGGTTCACGGCAAAACCTTCCGGGACTGCGCTAATAGCCCGGAGAGCGTTTATGTCGTTGTTAGCCGTGCCGGTCTGAAGCTGCGTTTCCAGAATACGCGTGGCGATATAGATCGATTCCTTGGGAACGATCATCTTACGCACGCGGGCCTGGATCAGCTTACCCCGATCATCCGTCCATCCAGAAATCTGAATGGTCGCATTCTCAAGGCTGGTCTCGTTAAGATCAACCGCCACAGACGGACGGTTCGAAATGACGGGGCCCGCGACCTGCGGATGCGAGGTCGAGAAAAGCGGCACGCCATCACCGACCGTGTACCCGCCAGAAGCCACGGCTGTGAACCCCGTATTGAATGGGATAACCGCCTTGATTTCCTTGGTGTTGCGCATCGCGCGACCAAGTTCCTGCGAATACCGAGTAGCGAGACTGTCGTAAAGATTGTCTTCGAAAGCTTCTTCGGTGAGAGCAAACCCCATGGAGATCGTCTCCATGACGTAAGTCGCCGTGTAACCTTCCTGCGCGGTATCAAACAGCGTGGCGGCACCTTCCTGCTTAACCGGCGCAGACTGGAAACCCGTCACCTTCTGATCCTGCTCGAAAGAGCGATCCGAAGAATACTCGGTGTAGATATCGGCATATTCGAACGGGTAGCGCTCGTAGTTCATGCCGAAGATGGAATTGAGGCCCGGAAGAAGCTCACGAAGGAGCTGGGCACGAGAAATTGCGGCCATGTCAGTGCTCCTTTACACGCCAAGCTTCGTGAGGATCTGCTGGGTGTTGTTAAACACCACGAGGCAGTCGGTGTACGCATCGCCCGACGCATTGGTCGGGGACTCGACCAGTCCGACGACGCGAAGCGGGAGCGTGTCGGTGGTATCGAGCGTCGCTGCGTTGAGAGCGTTGCGGCTCTTGCCGAGGGCAGACGTGCCCGCCGTCTGGACGATAGCGGCGTTCTTACCGATGTCGGCCCAGGTGACGGGACCGTTGGCCTGAATCTGGAACACGCCCCAGGGGAACGTCGAGACGTAACCCATCGGGAAGTTTGGGTAGGTCGTGTAGCCCGTCGTGGTCGATGCCGGCCAGAAACCCTGCGGCTGGAAGTAGCCGAGGCTGGGCGAGATGAACTTGCAGCCGAGGAACACGCCGTAGGGCGTGAGGCTGGTCGTGCCGGTGTCTTTTTCGAGCGTGTTGTTCGAGCCGAGCTTGACCACGTCACCGAAGAAGATGGACGTGGTGTAGCCGTCGAGGATGGGGACCTGTTCGAACCCCTGCGTGTTGTACTGCGCGCCCTGGTTCTCGACCGGGATCATGCCGTACGGATTTGCCGTGCTGGACATTGTTGTCTCCGAGAAAGTTGCCGCTTAACCACGACCGCCACGATCCGAGAAAGTAGCACGCGCTCGCGCGTCCTTGAATTTCTTCACGATCTGATCGTTGTCTCGCATGTAGTGCTCTTCTGCGGAATTGAGCCCGGCGATGGACCGTTCGTAATAATACGCGTTTCGCTGATCGGCCATTTCCTGCGGCATCTTGCACAAGATCAATCCGCCATGTTCCACGAGACCTGTCTTGGGGGCACCTGCCCACTCGCCGAGGATTTCGGGGTAGTCTTCGGCGCGAACTGGCTCCCAGCCCCCGCGAAGACGCATGTTGAAGTTAGTCTTGTCTTCGACGCCTCTCGATGAATGACGCACCCACCGGAAAGTGTACCCGTCTTGCGGATCGGGGTCCGGCAGAAGCGAAGGCGGCTTATACGACGTCCGACGCTCGGTTTTTTCCCGCGTTTCAAGAGACCGCGGCGTCCGGGCAGGCTCTTCCTTTTCGAGGTCAGCCCACGGGTCGAAATCGGTCTCGGTATTCATGCGCCATTCCTCGATTGCTGACGACGGACCTGCTCGGCCATCTTCTCCAGCGGGATCTTGTGTTTTGTGGCGAAATCGACCTGAAACTGTGTCAGGGCGACTTGACCGTCTCGCAGCTTCGGGGCGGCCATTCCGCCATCGCGGGCGCCTTCCTCGACACTGTTATTACGGCGCGGAGCTTCCCGCCCCGAGGGGTCCGTGTTACCGGACTGATTGTCTGAATAGCCCGTACCCAAGCGTTTGTCCAGTTCCTGTGCATATTTACCGGATCCCGGACGGATGCCTTCCGATTCCAGTGCGTAGTGAACACTCATCGCTCGCGCCCGAAAAGCCGGGTCGCGTTCGAAACTCGGGTTGCGATTGATCCAATCGCGGGCTTCCGGGTGGAGGTTGTCGCCTTGCTGGCGGGGCTGTTCCCGTCGCTCCGGCTGCTGTTCCTGAGGACGCTGTTGCGGAGTTCGTGCGGCAATGGCCGTCAATTCGGCGCTGGCTGTGCTGATGTCGCGCGTCGCGCGAGCGATGGCGGCACTGTCGCCGTCGGCGTGCGCCTGCGCCAGACGGCGTTCGGCGTCCTCGAGACGCACTTCTCGCTCGGCTTTCATGCTGGTGGCGAGGCTGGTCGCGCCGTTGTTCACCGCCTGCCGGAGACGCGCAAGCTCTTCGGCGTCGCGTTGACGCTCCGCCCGGAGCTCGTCACGCTGCCGTTCCGCCTCTTCACGCCCGCGCCGTTCAGTGTGCGTTTCATAGCGCAACCGATCGATGCGCTTTTGCACCTTGGCGCTGACATCCCGTAGCTCACCTTCCTGCTCTTCGACCGAATAGTCGAGCTTGGTCGGCTTGCCGGCGTCTTCGTCATCGAGCTCGGCAATCGGCACCGGTTTGCCGGGGGTCTTGCTGTTGAGGTCGATGATCGTCTGCGCCGGATGACTATCAACGCTGTCCGGCAACTGGATCATCTGCGTCCGGTCGCTGGGCGTCGCTTTGAAGCTTTCGCGTGCCATCAGAGACCCCCAACTTCGGCGCCCTCGGGCACCGTGCCGACAATGCCGTCATCGCTGAGCATGCGGTACTCGACCATGCCGCCAGTCTCGGGGTCCTTGGACTTGAAACGCATGCCCTGGTAGCGGCTGAACAGGACGTTGTCGCCTGTTTTGCACCACGCGCCGTTGGGGAATTTCTTAGTGTCTTTGTAACAATCCGGCCCCATCGCGAGGACCGTGCCGACGACCGTTGCGGCGCGCTCGCGTTCGGTAACAGACTCGGGAATGATGATGCCCTTGGCGGTCTGCTGCTCCAGCGTCGGGAGCGCGACGAGCATGTGATAGCCGACCGGGTCGGGGAGGATAACGAGCTCGGTCTGCTCTTCGGCTGCCATTCCGCCGGTCTTGCCGAATGAGTCAGCCTTAATGGGCGTGGGAACGGTGGAAAACTGTCCGAAAGTTTCTGTTTTCTTGAGCGCGGCCGAAGCGCTGGGCTTGAGTGCGGCGGTGTCATTCATCGTCGGGGGTGTCTCCTGTAGCGACGTTGCGTTTGTACGCGGCGTAGTCATCGAGAATTTCCTTGAGTGTCAGGTAGCGAGCCTGCGCCGCTGGAAAGTTCTCGACGTTACATTGTAACACGACTTCCTTGGCTGTTTCCAGCATCTGGCGGATTTGCTGTTCGAGCCAGTTCAATTCGGAGCCTTTTTAGTAGCCAGCGCTTCCATGAGACGGACCGCGACATCGGTAGTATGCGACGCGAACCGCTCAACGCGTTCGTCAGCACTAATACCCGGCTCGAATGATCCGCCTTTTAGCCGTTTGTCGAGCGGCACCTTGTTACCGTCTCGGGCGCTATCGTACGCACGCTGCAAATCGCGAATTGTGCGGTCGCTAATCGGCTTCTCGGTAACTGCTCGCGCCAACGGAAAAATCAGCCTGTTCTGCCAGATCGACAGATTGCGTACTGCGTAACGCAATTCTTCATCGGTGCATTCGTCACCGACACGAACTGCTTCTACGACTTCATCGGTATTTCTCATTGAACGGGCCTCTGGGCAGCGGCTTCACGTGAAGCCTTGGCATCGTCAGCCTGCAAGCGCGCGTGCAGTAAGTCGAGGATCGTGTCCATGCTATGCATGCCGACGCGCGACGCCAGTTCGGCCTGCGCCAGCTGCTGACCGTCCGCCGTGGTCTTGGCATTGACTTCCGCCGTAGCGACAGCGCGCTCGGTGGCCGACTGCTCTTTGAAGATGGTGATGAGCAGGTCCTTAACGCGATCAGCGTTGGCGCTGTTGATCTCAGCCATGACCTTTTGCCGCTTGGTGTCGGCGTCCTGTGCCTTGATCCGAAGGCTCTCGGTTTCGTTCTGAACGACCGGATCCTGCAGGTTTTCCAGCGCCTGACGCGCGGCAGCTTCGGCTTTGTTGCGCTGAAGCAATTTCTCGGCTGCTGCGGCGCTGAGTTTAGCGATCTGGTACTCGACATCCTCCGGTAGCGGTTCGCCGGGAGGCGGCAACTGAACGCCGAGCATTTCTTCAATGTCGGCACGATACTGGAAGGCAAGATGCTCTAGGATGTGTGCTGTCGCTGCCGCCTGGATCGACCCGGCTGCCGGGTTGTTCATCAGCATCTGCACGATCTTGGGATCTTCGGCAGCGCTGACATGGACGGTGATGTGCGCGGCGTGGTCCTGCATAATGCCAGCGCGCACCGGCTTGCCGGTAAGCAGCGCCATATTCTCGCTGACCGGGTCGGCCGGCATGACCTCTTCCTCGGGCGGGATGTAGAAATCCGCCTTGTCGCTGCCGAGCACCGTGATCATGTCGCGGTGAACGTTTTTCAGGTTGTAGATGTTCGGCGCGGTCTGCGTCAGCTGGATGATCGCCTGCATGACCATGATGCGCTGCGCCATGGTCGAGGCGTTCGGGTCGGCCACCGGGATGACGTCGACCTTGTCGTCGTAATCCTGCTGACGGCTTGCGCCCATCTCCCGCTGTTTTAGACGGAAGGGGTATGGGACCTGTCCCATGAAATCGCGGACGATTTCGCTGATGACGATGAGCTCCTGCGTGAAGCTCTCGTACAGGCGCTGCTGCACGGCACTCATCACCTTCATCGAGCGCTCGATGATGGCGAGGGTCGTGCCGACCGGCATGTTCTGCCCGGTCATGTCGGTGATCTTCATGTCGGCGACGGAGCCGATACGGCGGCCCTCGTCGACGATCTGCCCG